GAGCTATGTTGGATAACGCCCGAAACCGACGAGCCTATAAAGCTAGACGAATGGCAGAAATGGCTACTACGTCGAGCGCTTGAGCGCTACCCGGATAACCACCCGCTTTACCCGGGCGAGTTGCGTTTTAGGCAAGTGCTCATTTCTATGGCGAGGCAACAGGGTAAAACCGTTTTGCTCGGCGGGCTCGGCTTGGAAGCCGCCCTATTTCGTCGCGGCGATATTGCTAGTATCGCGAGCTCTCTCGAGCAAGCCAAAATTACCTACGACCGCGTAAAACTTGTTATTGACCGTACGCCGTGGCTCGCGAAACGTTTCAAGAAAACAACCGAAACGCGAGGCATAGCAAAAGTAGACGGCTCGGGTAAATACAAAAGTAGCCCGGCACGTGAGGCGGCGTTACAAGGTATAACGCTTGTTCGCGTTTTGTTCGACGAGGGCCACCTAGCTAAACGAGGTTTATGGACCGCCGCGGTAAAAGGCACTAACGCGCTAGACAATGCACAAGTAATTATGATTACCACGGCCGGCGACCAAGAAAGCCGTACGCTAATTGACCTTTACACGAAAGCGGACCAGGCTATAGGCGGCTCGGCCGAGCTCGAGCGTTTCGGCGCGTTCATTTTTGAGGCACCGCCTAACGCTCGTATTGACGACCCCGAGGCTATCAAGGCCGCAAACCCGGCGGTAGAATGTGGCCGTATTCCGCTTGAGCGCGTACTAGGCGATATTGCTACGCAACCCGAGCACGAGGTTAGACGCTACACGCTAAACCAATTTATAAGCGGTTCACGCGAAACGTGGCTACCGGGCGACTTGTTTACGGCCGCCGCGGGCCAGGGTATAAGTGACCTAAACGGCGCGACGCTAGGTATTGACGTTACGCGCAATTTCGAGTACGCGACTATTGCCGCCGCGAAACGTGTCGGCGAGCACTACGAAACCGAGCTTATAGCCTCACTAGTGAACCCTACCGAAGAAACAATAGTGAACCTGATTATGGATATTATGAGGCGCTACACAATTACGGGTATTGCTATTGACGACCGCGGGCTACACAGCCTAAACCGTCGCCTAAAAGAACAAGGCGCGCCCGTCTGGAATTTATGGAATAAAGAAATAAATACGGCTTGTATGACCGTTTACGCTATGTTCGCTAACCGTCGAGTAACGCATAACAACGACCCGCTATTAGTCCTACAAAATGGCCGCGGTGTTGCTCGCTATGTTGGCGAATTTTGGCAGATTAGTCGCAAAGAAAGCACGGGCGATATTGACGCTCTATTAGCAACCACGTTTGCGCTTTACATTTCTAGCGCTCAAAGCGAGGGCGGCGTAGGCGTTTACTAGCTAAAATAAAATTGCGACACGCTTACGAAAATGCGTTCGAACGAATAAGGTTTAGTTATGGCAACGTTCTGGCAACGGCTCACCGGGCAAACTGTCGCGCCGCAAACGCGACTAGTCGCGCCGCCTATCCCTATCCGGTCGGACACCGTAGTAAGCACGTCTACCGCGCTTTCGTTAGCTAGCGTTTACCGCGCTATTCAAATTATTGCTACGCCTATTTCTAAGGCGCTACCGCTCGAAACTTACCGATACGCTACCGGGCTCGAACAGCGCATAGATAACCCTATTCTTGTAAACAACCCGAGCCTAAACGAGAGCCGAAAAGATTTTCTTTATTCGACCGTTACCAGCTTGGCTCTAACGGGTAACGCCTATTGGTTCAAAAACTACGACGCGCGCGGCCAGGTAAACGACCTAACCGTAATTCCCGCCGACAGCGTTTACGTTCGACTTGACGGACCTAACGGTATGACCGGTAACAAGATTTTCGATTATATGGGCGTAACTTATTCGCGCGCCGAAATTGAACAGCTTAGACTATTTAGCGTTCCCGGCAACCTAAAAGGCTTAGGACCTATTCAGGCGGCTAGCAACGATATCGCAACCGCGCTTGACCTAAGAAATTTTGCGTCTACTTGGTTTAGTAGCGCGGGCGTACCTACCGGCGTACTAAAGAACCCCCGCCCGGTTACCGCCGAGCGCGCCGCTGAGGTAACAACCGCTTGGCACGAAAAGCAAGCGAACAGACAAACGGCCGTATTGGGCGACGCTTGGGAATACGAAACCATAAACGCAAAGCCAGCGGACCTAATGTTTACAGACGTGGCCGCTCAAAGTACGCAAACTATCGCGCGCCTATTTGGTATTCCCGCCCGCCTATTGCTAACGGGCGTAGACGGCACTAGCGACACCTACAGCAACCTAAGCGACGAGGCTCAGACTTTCTACCGTCATACCCTTATGTCGTACAGCAACGCTATCGAGGACGCTCTAAGCGCTTGCCTACCACGCGGTACGTCGTGCCGTTTCAATTTTGAGGGACTATACAAAGCGGACCAAAAGAGCCGCTACGAAATGTACGCCGTCGCTACCGGCGGCGAGGCTTGGCTAACAGCCGACGAGGTTAGAACGAAAGAGGGTATCTAATGGAAATACGCGAAATTGAGCTAAGGCTTGGTGAAGAAGAAGGCACCGTAACCGGGCTTGCCGTACCCTACAACCAGGACGCAAACATAGGCGGGCAGTACGTGGAACGTTTCGCGCCGGGTGCTATTCGCTCGGTAGACGACGTAAAGATTTTTTACGGCCACAACCACGAGGACCTACCAATAGGTAAAGTAATCGCGGGCCGCGAAACCGAGGCGGGCTACGAAATTACCGCCAAGCTCACACCAGGCGTACAACGCGCCGAGGAAACTTTAGCGCTTATGCGCGACGGTGTTCTAAATAAATTTTCTGTCGGATTTATTCCGGTAGAACAAAGCCGAGAGGGTAACACCGTTACCCGTACTCTAGTGAATTTGCTCGAGGTATCGGTTGTAAATTGGCCCGCCTATTCAGGCGCGGCTATCACAAACGTTAGAGATGACCAGCCAGAGGGCGACCTTGACGCTGAGAAACTTGACGAAACCCCTAACACAGAAAGCGAGGGCGACGTGACCGAAAACCACGAGCTCGACGTTAGAGCAATTCAGGACGAGCTTACCGAGGTACGCCGCCTAGTTGAGGCTAACGCAACACCCGCAACCCCTACCGCTAGCTCGTTCGTAAAGTTTCGCTCACAGGGCGAATACGCTAAGGCTCTTGCCACCGGCGACGAAAGCGCGCTAGAGCTTTACCGTACCTATACCCCGGCCGACAGCGGCGACACCTACAACCTACCGGGTTGGGTTGGGTTTATTAACAACCTAATTAACCTAAACCGCCCGGCTTGGTCGGTATGGTCGTCGGCGGCACTACCGGACCAGGGCCTAACCGTGGACTACGCAAAGGTAACCACTAACGGCATTTCTGTAGCCGCTCAGGCCTCAGAAAACGCCGCTATTGCTCAGGGTAACCTAGTGATTGATAACGCAACCGCTAACGTTTCGACTTGGGCCGGACAAACCGTTCTAAGCAAGCAACTAGTAGAGCGCTCAACCGTACCGTACCTAGACACCGCTTTTCAGGCTATGGCTATCGCCTACGCGGGCGCTACTAACGCCGCCGTAATCTCGACCCTAGCGGGCCTAGATATGACCGGCAAGGTATTCGACGCGGACGGCGGAACCGCTAAGAGCGTACTAGAGGGTATCACCGACGCGGCTAAGTACATTAAGGTAAATTCAGGCCTAAACCCTGAATTTATTCTTGCCGACCCGGTTGCTTACAAGTACCTAGTTTCTATCGCCGACACCGCGGGCCGTCTAATCGTCCGTTTCGACGGCGGCGCGGCTACCGGTGAGAGTATCGGTTTCGCCGACGCTCGACTACTAACCGCAACCATTTTCGGTATGCCTATCGTCGTGGACACCACCCTAAGCTCAGGCCAGGCATTTATTGCCAACAGCGCCGCGCTACGCGTGTTTGAAAGCGCCGGCTCGCCGGTACGCTTGGTAGACGAAATTTCTGGCCAGGCTAATCTCCAGAACAGCTACGCGGTTTACGGCTATGGTGCCGTTACCGTGCCGTTCGAGGGTGCTATTGCCAAGCTAGACGTAACCGCTTAGTAGGCAAACCAAATGGCCGTTACGTTACAACAATTCAAAGATTACGTAGGCACTAAAGACGCTACGACTTACCCGCAACTATGTTTAGACGCGGGCACCGCCGAGGTGAACGAGGTTATTGGAACGGTTACTACCGTGCCGGCCTCAGTTAAGGATATGGCGATTTTGCAAGTAGCTTCGGAGTATTGGAATAGACGTAACGCGCCTAGCGGTATTGCTCAATTTGCAGACGGAACAAGTCAAGGGTTGCGCGTGTCGCTCGACACAAAGCGCGCGATTTACGCGCAACTCTTGCCTTACGTCGGAATAGCCGTTTAGTTATGGCTGAAATGGGTGCAGTAAAAGCCGAGCTAGCACTAACACTTACCGCGGCGGGCCTTGACGTGTTGGATTATATCCCGGCACGTTTACAGCCGCCAATAGTAATTATTAGGGCCGCCTCACCTTACCTAGTTACCGCGTCTATTGGCCACGAGTACGTTATGAACCTAGAGTTACAAGCCGTCGCTATGACGGCCGACAACGAACAGGCCACGGACGCGCTCGACGACCTTATAGAGGCTTGCATTTTAGCTTTACCAGCCGACGCGGGATTTACAGACGTGTCGCAACCGTACAACCTAGTAGCCAACGGTGCCGACTATTTGGCGGCTACTATCGGTATCAACTTACCCCTAACCATAGAAAGCGAGTAAACCGCTATGCCGGCATCTACCCGTATCAAAGCAACAAATATTAAATTCCTAATCTCAACTACCGAATACAGTTGCGACGCTAACGCGCTTGAGCTCTCGCTCACAGACGCGCCAGGTGCTCAACAACTATTCTGTGAGGTACAACCACTACAAGAGTGGAAACTACGCATTGACGGTATTACCTCAGGCGACAGCACTAGCCTATTTCAGCTATTGCTAGCAAAC